TATAATCCTTGATGCAGTGTTAACTGACTACGGAAGACAGACTCTAGCGAGAAATGATGGAAGTTTTTCAATATTTAAGTTTGCATTTGCCGATGATGAGATTGACTATGGCAATATAGTCAATTTTGGAAGAACCGTCGGAAAAGAGAAGATTGAGAAGAATACTCCGATCCTGGAGGCGACAACACAGGCAAATCTTGGCCTAAAGAACAAGCTTGTCTCACTGAACAATAGCTCTCTCACTCGGCTTCCAACTCTTGCACTTGTGACTTCCCTGACAGATAACACATTAAATCTTGATAGAAGCGGAACTGGAGATGACCCAGCGAGCGCTACAGTGGAAGCAGGACAGGTTTTGGTATCCAACCAGACAATGTCCCCGGACTGTACAGACTTTTCCTACGGGCTTACTTGCGATTATAACTTTCTAAGAGTAGCAAATGCTGTTCCGGACAATGTTGACGATGGGGGTATTGCAAAATATACAATTGAGGCAAATGCGACAGTTAGTTCTCAAAATCTTACAACCTTTACTGTTGTCATGATAGCAAGGTCAGTATCAAACACTGCTCACGAAGCTGCTTCTCAAGATGGGATATATGTCTTCAGGACTGTTACATGTAATGGTATAAACTCTGGTGCATCTCTTTCATATCAAATTAGAATATCATAAAATTTTTGGAGACAAAGCGTGGCAACATATAAAGAGATATCAGATTCTGATATCCAGACTACAAAATCATTTCTTAATCAGCTTGTTGATGTAATTCAGGAGGATATATCTGGATCATCTACAAGAAAGACATACCAGGTGTTTGTTACCGGCGGAGTGGGACCAGGTGTAACATCATCCCTGTTTCAGACAGTGTATGATCAGGATTTCTCACTGCAGACAGCAAACCCTGTTTTTGACATAACAGTTGGAATATTCTCAGGGTCTGATGCAGTTGTTAGCTGCTCTACGGGAGTTGACACTGCTGGAAAAGTATTATTTCCCTCAAACTCTATAATGATGAGGGAGAAGATAAGCAACTATAGACAGTTTGCTCAAATTCTACTTGGTGACGCATCTAAACAATTTACATCTCCGTTTATAACTCAGACAACAACTGATGCAATTGATCATGCGATGTTTATATGCTTTAAGCGTCTCTTCTCTCGAGACTCCATAAAGCGTGAAACATTTGCGATGAAATTTTTTCAGTCTGCTTCTGCGACACAGTATAGAGTTAGATCAGACAAAAATGAGCGCCATCCAAATCTTTTTTCAACTTCTGAGTCTGGATCAGCAATATTTACAGATGTTGGCGCCGCATCGTCACAGCTGACAGCTTTCGGAGGGCCAGTAGGAAATGTTGTCAACTCTGCAAATACGGCAGAAAGTGTAGGGCTGATGTTTTATGATCAGGGTATAGGCATATTTGACCTGGCTAAGGTGCTATCAGGATCCCAGCACATGTCAGGTGCAATCTCTGCAATGAATGCTGTAGATCCAGAGTCTGTAGGCCTTGGAAAAACACTGCTAGGATCTTCAGATATGGGTGGCTCATCAAACGGAGACGCAAAATTCATTCCAGACTTTATGACATCAGGGTCTATAGATGACATAGTTAATCACTTGTCAAGCTGTAGATTTAGCTCGGGATCAAATACAGCGATGACATTTCAGAATTTAACTGGAATTAACTCAACATTAATATTCTGTAGAGCTACTGCAGATCAGTTTAACTTCTCATCTAATCCAACCTATGTGAGCCCCTCTGACAATAGAATAAGGGTCATTCAAATTGGTCAAGAAGCTACTCAAAAGGCTTTCTCATTTATTACAACTGTTGGCCTCTATGATGCAAATGACAATCTTTTAGCAGTTGCTAAGCTTTCAAGGCCGATAGAGAAAAATGATGAGAAGGATATAACGATTAGAGTCAGGCTGGATTTCTGATAGGGGTGGTGCTTTATGGCTCTTATCAAGATATTACCAGAGTACATAGAAAATTTCTCTCTCAGGTTGCACCCTGAGATAGATTATGTTAGTTCTTCACTAGAGCCGGCGTCATCCATGTCAACAGGGTCGATGCCTTTGTCTCCGAGGCCTAGCAAGTGCTTAAAAAATCTAATAAAGCCAGATCAGATGGGACAGAACTCATATGCTGTAAATAGCCAGGGAGTCCCTGGGTTTAATCAAGGAGATTATGAAACTGAAATCTGGATGCAAAATGTAAATCATTTTGTTAGAAAGGCAAATAAAGACGGATTGTCTGTTAATGTAAGCGGATCTCTTGAAAGATACATGGCGCTCGTCAATTCATCCTCAGAGATATCAAGAAACTCAAAAAGATTTGAGATTGTAAGATTTGATCCGCCATTCTCATTTACGAAAAATTCAACAGTAAAGAACATTATAAGAAAAGTTCTAATGCCATATTATTATAGCTACTATGATATGTGTGAATTTGGATATTCTAACTATAATACGTTAAATTTTTTCACAGGATCGCTCGTCCCGTCAGATTCTGCAATAATTTATCCAAACTTAACTGTGGGTAGCAAACCTCGACCATATAACGTACCTAATGCATTTAGCTGTGATTTTTACATTAACCCAAGATATACAAATGACGTAGGGAGTGGATTTCACGCCGGAACAATTTTGCATCTATCTTCGACACTTGCGGTCTCTCTTATATCTGGATCACTAACAGATCAAAATGACACTGCGTCAGGGTTTAGATTATTGCTACAGCTAAGCCACAGCGCAGACGTAGCACCTCATAAGATTGATTTAAATATTCAAAATAATAAACGATCCTGGCCTCAAGATCTATCGTTTACAACTCCAGACAATTCTATTTTGAAAAATAAGTGGCACCATGTGTCAATTAGATGGGGCGGAAAGATGACCAATGACGGAACAGGCAGCATTCACATAGATAATAATGTAACTAGCTTCAGCATTCACTCCTCATCTATTGAAAATAATAACTCAGAAGCGGTTTTCTTGGGAAATTATTATGACGGCTCAGATAACGAGGGGAAATTTTTCAATAACAGCGCGGGCCTATATGAAGGAGTGAGGCCGTATGATTCTGCCATATCAGCAGACCCTACTGGATTTTCACTTAACCACCCATTAAACGCTGAGATTCACGATGTCAAGCTTTTTAACAAGTATATCTCTGCAAAACAGATTAGTAGTTTTGAGACAAATGGCAGATCTAATATTAATGAAAAAGGGTTGATATTTTATGTTCCTCCGTTTTTTGTCAAAGACACACCTAAGCGAAACGTGTTAATAACACCATTTCAGACTGAGAATATATCCACATCTAAACCAATTAATACGACATATTCTTTTGGCGTTGGCGGATATATGATAAATCTTCCTAATTTTATGAGAGAGTTTAAAAGAGGAGAGTATCCCCGTCTTTATAATTTAACAGCGTCTACGATTGATACAACAGTTCTTGATATCACAGCAAATGATCACTCATTTGGAACTGGATCAATAAGAAAGAGAAATCTAACAATTTTACCAAATGATAATGGTCGCTTCAGGCCAGGATTTAATTTGCTAGTTAGCGGAAACATAAAGACTGATATGTCTGAATTTAAAACTGCAATTGGAGCAATAAATTTAGGAATGATAAGTGTAAACGAGCTCATAACAACTGAATCTGCATTCCCTGGGCTTCCAACTGTTTCTGTCTCAGATCTTCAACGTGCACAAGATAATGACGCTGATTCTCTTCCAGATGATACAGGAGATAATACCCTGGCTTTTGAGGTAGCAGGTGTAAGTCCTACATCTATGGGTGGATCTAGCACAATTACATCAGACGTGTTGACAATTTATCAGAGAACAAGAGATCCTAGCTCAAACGAGATTACTATCTTTGATATATCAAATTTATTTTATGGAAATAGAATATTACCAGAATCCATGTATTTGACAGATCATAATATCACTGGGTCCGGTGGAAAAGTCAAGATGACCCTAAGGGACAATGGAAGGGGAGGTCTATATAGAGCAGATGCGCTAACTGCTCACCCGAAGTGGTCAAATGTTGGAACAGTTCTTTATAACGAGGGAGTTGCTGTCGTTAAATCCCCGCACATAGCTTATTTTGGAGTTGAAAAATTTGAGGCAAAATTTAAGGGTGAACAAAATATTCACATGCTTTCAATTAATATGCCAGCGTCAGTTGGAGCAATAAACTCATCTTCAAACCCATCGTATCAAAAATTATCAGCATCATTTGCAGCAAATGAGTATGATTCAGATTTCGTTTATATAACTGGATTTAACTTACACGATGATAATTTAAATGTTATAATGAGAGGTAATCTTTCTCAGCCAATTAAAAAGAGAACAGTTGATGAGATGGTTATTAGATTTAAGATGGATTTCTAGAATGGAAGTAAAGATTGGTCATGTAGTAGACGGGTGGATAAACTATGTTAAAAGTAAAAGACCAAAAATGCTATCAGAAGAGATGAAAGCTGTCTCAGATAATAGAATAAGCATCTGTAATGACTGCGATAGTTTAAAATATATTGAGAGAAAGCTTGGAACTAGAATGATATCCAAATATGCATGCGGGGAGTGTGGATGCTCTTTTCCAATGATGGCATATGCAAAGAGAAAGAAATGCCCGCTTGGTAAGTGGTAATGATTATTGGTCTTGACATATCTACGAGTTGCACAGGGTGGTGTATAATTGATGGGTCTGGAAGTTTCATTGATATGGGATATATACCACTATCTTCGTATAAATCAATGTATATAAAGGCACGAAAGGTAGCAGATGAGCTCAGTAGATTACACATAGCACATGATATCGAACGTGTATTTATAGAGGAAAATCTTCAGGCTTTTCGACCAGGGCTTTCATCTGCCAAGACTCTTTTAACGCTAGCCAGGTTCAATGGCATTGTTAGCTATCTTGCACAACAAGAGTTCTATTGTGTGCCAGAGTATATCAATGTTAATGTTGCTAGAAAGTCAGTGGGTCTTAAAATTATATCAAAGAAAAAGGGTGGAAAGCCGACAAAAGAGCAGGTCTTAGACTGGGTATCATCTAAAATAACGTATAGCTGGCCGACAAAAATTTTAAAAAGCGGGCCTAGAAAGGATCAAGAGGTGTTAGAGCCTGGTTGTTTTGATATGGCTGATGCATATGTTATATCTGTTGCTGGGTCAATTATGAACAGCGTTTAATAAGTTGTTATAATGTTTTTATGAAAACATTTACTTCAAAGGTTGAGTTTCTAAGGCAAGTTTTCGGTTCAGTTGAGATAGCAAGAGATGGTGTCAACGTAGCTGTTAAATGTCCAGCATGCTCTGATGATTCACAAAAAAGAAAATTTTCAATAAACACAGACACGTGGAAATGTCACTGTTGGGTATGTGGTGTCAAGGGTAGAAACCCGTATAGATTATTTAAAGACCATATTGGAAATGAGGTCGCTGAGTTTTTTAAAGGGACATTTTTACAGGGTGTAAATTTTGAAAACACGTCACTTGACATACTCAAAGACAAGATTGAGATACCGAAAGGGTTTATTCCTTTATTTTTGGACAAACGACATATAGATCCTGATGTTAAAAACTGTCTATCTTATCTTAGATCAAGAGGGATAACTAGAAGAGATTTGTGGTATTTTAAGATGGGAACATCTTTAAATGGAAGATTTAGAAGAAGAATAATAATACCATCTTTCGACTCAGATGGAGAATTAAACTATTTTTCAGCAAGATCAATCGATAATTCGTCGAGAAAATATATAAATTCAAAAGCATCAAAGACTGATATTATCTTTAATGAGATCAATGTAGACTGGAGTAGAGAGCTCACAATCACTGAGGGTCCGTTTGATCTCTTTAAGTCAAATCAAAATACGACATGCATCTTAGGATCATCGTTTCATGAGGGGACTTATCTCTTTAAGAGAGTTGTTGCAAACAAGACTCCGATTTTAATCGCCCTCGACAGAGATATGAGAAAAAAGTCAGTTAAGATGGCTGAGCTCTTATTAAGCTATGACTGCAAAGTTAGGCTTATTGATCTCGGAAAGTTTAATGATGTGGGTGAAATGACAAGTGACCAATTTTTAAAAGCAAGAAAAGATGCAATAGTGTGGAATAGATTTCTATCAATGAGGCAGAGAATATCTTCCATTAGAACTGGATCCTTGGTGTAGCAAATAATAGTTATACATGTGAGGCCACAAGCATGGATGACTTAAGATTATTAATTAGAGAGATGGTAAAACAATTGATGCAGGATGATGCTCTCTTTAAGCATAGTGATCCTCCCGGCATTCTAGATAAATTTGATATGCCTGGTGACTCTCAAGGCGGAGACACACACAGCAGAAGATCATATATGGCAAGACCCCAGCTTTACAATATATCAAAAAACGCTTCTGAGATACTGGATATGCTTGAGGATGAAGAGAATATATCAGACTGGATGGAGAGCCACATCGCACAAGCAGATCAGATGATAGATGCTGTTCATGAGAAGCTTAGCTTTAAGAAAAGCGGAAACTATTGACAATTGTACATTTCAATATTATGTGTAATGATTAAACATTAAGCGTGTGAGCAGTTAATGAAGATTATTCATCTTGCCGATATTCATTGGCGAGGTCTTTCCAGACATGATGAGTACAGAGAGTCATTCTCTTGCTTTTTAGATCAAGCCAGAGAACTTAACCCAGATGTGATATACGTCGGCGGTGACATAGTTCACAATAAGACGCAGGGTATATCTCCAGAGCTCATAGATTGTCTCTGTTGGTGGTTTACCTCACTATCTGATATTGCACCCACGCACGTAATTCTAGGCAACCACGACGGCCTGGTGCTTAATAAGGATAGGCAAGATGCCATATCTCCGATCATAGAGGCATTAAATAATCCAAACATATTTCTCTATAAAGACTCAGGAGTTTTTCCAATATCAGGTCACCCTGGATTTAACTGGTGCGTCTTTTCATGTTTTGATGAACCTGGATGGAAACACATAGAGCCTGTTGAGAATGATATAAATATTGCTCTTTTTCACGGAGCGGTGTGGGGATCAAAGACAGATATAGACTGGGAAATTGAGGGAGATGTAACTGACGATCTCTTTAAAGATTTTGATTTTTCTCTTTTGGGAGATATTCATAAAAAACAATTCTTAAATAAAGAAAAGACAATAGCATATTGCGGATCATCAATTCAACAAAATTACGGAGAAGACACTGGAAAGGGATTTTTATTTTGGGATATTAGATCAAAAGATGATTTTGACGTAGAGTTTCATGAAATACCTCATGAAAAACCGTTCGTCACAATTGACTGGTTAGGGTCTGTAGGTGAGACAATTAATGAAGCATCAATATTTCCTTATGGCTCAAGATTCAGAATAAGATCTAAGAGAACTCTCAATCAGGCTAGCACAAAACAGATTCAAGAAGAGCTAAAAAGAACAAATGAGGCATCTGAGGTTGTATTTAAATCAGATTCAACGTTTGATGTTTCGAAGATTAGAACCGGTGCTGGAATCCTAGATAGGGAAAATCTTAGAGATTCAAATACTCATAAAAGAATATTAAGGGAATATTATAAAGAATCTGATATAACAGATGAGAATTTATCTGATATGTGTGATCTAGTAGACAGGTATATGTCTCAGATATCTAAAAATGATGAGTCACTAAGAAACTCTAGATGGCAGATAAATTCAATGAGATTTGATAATCTATTTTCATATGGCAGTGGAAATTTTATAAATTTTGAAAATCTTCAGGGAATTACTGGAATCTTTGGAAGAAACGCAAGAGGAAAGTCCTCTATAATTGGATCTCTTATGTACGGGTTGTTTAACACAACAGATAGAGGATCTATTAAAAATCTACATATCATCAATAGCAGAAAAAATAGTTGTAAGGCGTCAATAGACATATCAATAAACGGCGAGCCGATTAGGATATTAAGATCTACGATGAAGCATCAGACAAGAAAGGGTGAGGTATACGCATCCACCGGTCTTCAGCTTTATAAGATTGACGATAAAGGGAAAATAATAGGAGACCTAACAGAGGAGCAAAGAAGAGAGACAGAAAAGATATTAAGGAGGATGATTGGAACGCCTGAGGATTTTTTGATGACATCTCTTGCATCTCAAGGTGAGATGAATACCTTTATTAAAGAGGGAGCGACATCAAGAAAAGCAATTCTTACAAAATTTTTAGATTTAGAAATTTTTGATCTGATGCACGACATAGCCAAGAGCGAGTCTTCAGCAGTTAGATCAAGTGTGAAATCGTATCCGGATATAGATTGGGATGAAGCGTCTGATGATTTTCTTTTGAATTTAGACAAAAATAATGACGATTTATTGAAGATTGAAAAAGATATTCTTCTAAAGAGGTCCAATCTTTCAAAGCTTAGTGTAGATTTAGCTATCTCTGATAATCCAGATATTATCACAATATCTGAATTTAATAGTCAAAAAAAGCTAATCAGGTCTAATCAGAACAAGGTGAATGAATTGAGCGATTCCATATCTCAGATTCAATCAGAAATAGATGTTAAAAAGTCAAAAATATTAACAATAGATCTTGTCAAGTCTGATTTTTCAATTGACAATCTTAGAGATAGTCTTGTGCAAAAGAAAATCCTTGAGAGAAAAATAGTTCAATTAAATCATGACTATATGATAAATGAAAAGGAACTTAAGCGGCAAAAAAAGTCAATTAAAAAATTAAATAATATTCCATGCGGAGATCAATTTCCTAAATGTAAATTTATAAAGGACTCACATAGAGATAAAAACATGATTGATAAGCACGCAGAAATTGTAAGAATGTCAATGTCAATATTAAATGATGCAAAATTGTCGCTTGATATAATGTCTCAAAATTTCATAGAGGATAATATTGAAAAATATGAGTCTTTGGTTAGCATGCAATCATCTCTTTCATTAGAGATATCATCTAGTGAGATCTCTTTAAACAACTATATTAATGATTTTAATAGGGCCAAGTTGGACTTAGATAAGTCAGTAAGTGATCTTAGCTCAATGAGAGATAGACTTGTCAAAGATGGAGAAAATCCGTCATCTGTAATAAGATCTTCAATAGTCTCGCTAGAGAAAGAAATTAAATCTGACGATCTGAAGAGAACTGATATCTTAAAAACGATAGCTGAGATTAAAGTTCGTCTAGAGAAAATAGAAGAGGACAGAGAGAGATTTGAAAAATTTAAATCAGAATTAAATGTATATGATCTCTTTATGAAGGCGGTATCTAAAAAGGGTATTCCGCTTCAGATAATTCTTTCTCAACTTCCAATAATCAACTCAGAGATATCTAAGATTTTACATGGTGTTGTCGGGTTTACAGTTGAACTTGAAGCAAATCCTGACTCAAATGCCATGGATGTATTTATAAATTATGGAGACAGCAGAAGAGTGATCGAGCTTGCATCGGGAATGGAAAAGATGATGTCATCTCTGGCAATTAGAGTGGCTTTGATAAATGTTTCATCATTAACAAAGACAAACATGTTAATTATTGATGAGGGGTTTGGATCACTTGATGAGAGCAATATTGAGGCTTGTAGTAGGCTTCTACAGTCTCTTAAGAAGTGGTTTAGAAATATTATTATTATTTCTCATGTCGATGCAATAAAGGACGCGGTCGATAATTCTCTGGAGATAGTTAGAAATGAAAAGGACTCAAAAGTTTTCAATGGATAAAAATAGGACATTTACAGTCTTAGAAAGAGGAAATTGGAGCAATTCTCAGATGTTTTGTCCAGTTTGTGAATTTGTTATGGAGAGCTATTCTGATTATGATCACTATGAAGAGTACAAGTGTTGTAAGGAATGTTTCTTAAAATTTGTTGAGCCTAGAAAAAAGAAGTGGAAAGATGGGTGGCGTCCTAAAAAGGACGAAATAGATAGATATAAGGATGACACTCGTTGTCGTCCTCCATCTTTTATTTTGAGTTGATCGCGATAATTAATATTAAAGAGGATATAAATGCTTAATTCAAGTGAAATCAGTGCCCTGGGCCAGTGTCTTAATGATAATTGGGCTGGAAGTACTTTGGGTGATTTTAGATCACCGACAATGGCAATTAGGTCATCTCTTAGCGGAGATGTTTTAACATGTACATATACAACAATAGTTAATCTTGCATCTGAGAGAAATCTCAGGGATCAGGTAAAAGTTTTTGAAGAGGAATCAATTAAGCTTTTAAAGGATTATGTGAAAGAGCTAAAGAAGAAGTTTAAAGATTCGACAGGAAGAGCTTTAAAGGTAAAGGATCTTGCAACAAGAGATAGTGTTGAACTTATAACTACATCACCATTTACTCCTAGAAAGACAGCATATTACAGAAGATTTTCAGATTTTAGCCTGGAGTAAATATTGTGGCCAAAATTAATAAGTCTAGACAAGTATCTGAGATCATCAAGTGTGGAAAAGATCCTAAGTACTTTTTCAACTCATATCTAAAGATACAGCATCCTGTTAGAGGACTTATTGATTTTGACACGTATGAGTTTCAGGATGACTGTGTTGATATATTTCTTGATAGTAGATTTTCTATAATACTAAAATCAAGACAGTTAGGTCTTTCAACTCTAGTTGCTGCATACTCTGTCTGGATGGCAATATTCCAGCGTGAAAAGAATATACTGATCATTGCAACAAAATTATCAGTTGCACAAAACTTTATTACAAAAGTTAAGACAATGATTAGAAACCTTCCAAAGTGGCTTATATTGCCTGAGATTGTTGAGAATAATAAACAGCTTATAAAGTTTAGCCACGGCTCTTCAATTAAGGCAATACCAACATCAGAAGATGCAGGTAGGTCCGAGGCTTTATCTCTTCTGATTGTTGACGAGGCAGCATTTGTTAGAAATTTTGACACAATATGGACTGGGTTATATCCAACAGTTTCAACAGGGGGTCGAGTTATAGTTCTATCAACTCCAAATGGCGTCGGCGGACAATATTATACGCTTTATACTGAGGCTGAATCTGGATTAAATGAATTCACATCTATAAGGCTTCCGTGGAATGTCCACCCGGAAAGGGGTGACGAATGGTTTGACAATACTACTAGGAACTTGTCAGATAGACAGATTTCACAGGAGTATCTGTGTGATTTTGCGTCGTCAGGAGAGACATTCCTATCAGCAAAAGACATAGAGTGGCTAAGGGCTAATATAAAATCACCAATTGACAGAGATGGTGATGATATGAATGTTTGGATATGGAAGTACCCTCTATCAGAGCACAGCTATATCATGACTGCAGATGTCTCTCGGGGAGATTCAAAAGATTTTTCAACATTTCACATTATTGATGTGGATGAGGGAGAGTGTGTTGCAGAGTATAAAGGGAAGATCCCACCAGATAGATTTGCAGAGCTATTGCATAAGTTTGGAATGAAGTATAATGGCGCACTATTGTGTCCAGAAAATAATAGCTATGGGTATGCAACTATTTTAAAATTAAAAGAATTGCAATATCCAAACCTATATTATAAAAAGAGAAAAGGTGTGTACATAGGTGGATATGTGCCTTTAGCAGATCAGTCTCTTGCTGGATTCACAACAAGCGGCAAGACAAGAAATCTTATTTTAACAAAGCTAGAAGAGGTTTTAAGAAATAAGCAAATTATGATATACTCTACAAGATTCTACGAGGAGACAAAGACTTTTAGCTGGAGCGGGACAAAAGCACAGGCACAGAAGGGATATAATGATGATCTTATTATTAGCTTTGCCATAGCGATGTGGCTATATGATTCATCATCAGGATATAATAAAAATTCAAAAGTTTTAAATGATGAAATGCTCAAGGCTATGAAGATGACAAGAAATTCATATGATGACATGCCCGGAGCGATACTCGAGGGAAGACCCCACAGTGCAACTACAAGGGATCCAAAAACACAACCTGATGATTTTAAGAAGAAGTCTCTGTCTCACGGGTGGAATGAAAAACAGCGAATAATGTCTGAGTGGGATTGGCTCATTAAGTGAGGATAGGGTATGGCAAACGATAAAAGTGCTGGGCTGTTTAGAAGGCTCACAAAGCTATTTAGAAGCGGTCCAGTAATAAAGCGAAAAGTTAGGGACTTTGAGTCATCTCAAAAATCTACATCTGCGTTCGAGCTCTTTAGAAGAAATCAAAGCAATGTATATAACACTGCGATGAGTGCATATGGCACGTATGATAGGATGGCTCGATATTCAGATTTTTCAGAGATGGAGTATACTCCTGAAATAAGCTCAGCACTTGACATATATGCTGAAGAGACAGTTGCGGCTGATGAGAGAGGAAATGTTTTACACGTCTATTCAGAAAATCCCTCTATAGAGAAGGTTTTGTCAGAGTTGTTTTATGATACAATAAATGTTGAGTTTAACTTAACAGCCTGGGCTAGAAACTTATGTAAGTACGGTGACTTTTTTCTTTTTAATGATGTCTCTCCTGAGCATGGAGTCATTAGTGCATATCCAATCCCAGTTAATGAGATAGAGAGAGAGGAGGGTTTTGATCCCATGGATCCAGCCGCCGTGAGATATAGGTGGGTCACACAGGGAAATCAGGTTCTTGAGAATTGGCAGGTGTGTCACATGCGGGTTCTTGGAAATGATGCATTTCTTCCTTATGGATCGTCTGTTCTCGAGGCAGCAAGAAGAATATGGAGACAGTTGATTTTAGTTGAAGATGCTATGTTAGTTTATAGAATCGTTAGATCTCCTGAGAGAAGAGTTTTTTATGTTGATGTTGGGAATGTTCCCCCTGAGGATATAGGAAACTACATGGAACAGGTGCAGTCAACTCTCAAGAAAGCACAGGTTGTTGATAAGAATACAGGAAGAGTTGACTTAAGATATAATCCGCTAAGCGTAGATGAAGATTATTATTTACCAGTTAGGGGTGCAGAATCTGGCACAAAGATCGACACTCTTGCAGGGGGCGCAAATGCAACAGCCATCGAAGATGTCGAATATATTCAGAAAAAACTATTTGCAGCTCTAAAGATACCAAAGGCATACCTTGGTTATGATGAGGGTCTCGGTGCAAAGGCAACACTATCTCAGGAAGACATAAGATTCTCAAGAACAATAGCAAGAATACAGAGAACAGTTATATCTGAGCTTAATAAGATGGCTATTATTCATCTATACTGTAACGGATACGAGGGAGAAGATCTTTTAGATTTCTCTTTACAATTGTCGAATCCCTCTACAATAGCACAGCAACAGAAACTTGAGCTATACAGGACTAGATTTGAAATATCAACATCAGCTGCTGGTGTAGAGGGTCTTGTTAGTAAGGATTGGATGAGAAAGACACTGTTTAATATGACAGATGATGATATAAGAATCATTAGAGAAGAGAGAGTTGCTGATAAGCTTGAGGATCTAAAAGTTGAATCTGTTAAGCTTCCTGGCGGCGCAGAAGATGAGACAGATCTAGGTTCTGAGATGGAGATACCAGCTGGCGATACAGGTCTGGAGACAGCCGGAGACACAAGAAATTCACTAGGTCTAGATATAATATCTAGCCCATTGTCAATAATGGATGATAATGCTCCCATCAGGGCTCAGAGTAATGTTGACAGATACGCTGGGTTGATAAGTGAGGTTATTGACGACGATGATGATGATGATGATGTAGAAGAATCAGATGAGACTCCTGCAGAGAAGGAGGTAAGGTGGAATTCTCCAAGAAGAAGAAGAGGAGAGCCCTCAGTTGATCACCTTGGTCTTGTAACACATAATAGAAAGAAACATGGCGTGGCTGATTCTCTTGTGGGAGACATAACAAAGCATGAAAAATACAAAAGAAAAAGTGATGCTAAAAAAGATGTAAATCCCTTAAAAGGAGCAGGAAAGCTAACTGAGGATGATGATTTTATAGATGCGTTCTTAGATCGAAAGATAGAACATCAGGCTAGAATGACATCTCAGATAAGATCTACGATAAAATCTCTTGATGCTAAAAAGAGCCAAAATAAAATTATCTTAGAGAGTGATGAGATTTAATTAATACTATGACATATTTAATGATACGTGCTATAAAGACTCTGTTGTTATAATCTGCAGAGAAGGGATGAATTAAAATGGGAAAATCTCACAACAAGAAAAGAAATGTAGGGATTATTTACGAGCTTCTTTTAAGAAATATATCAAATGCTTTGATAAAAAATGACAAGAGATCAGCAAAGAAGGCTCTTAATATAATTGAGACAAGATTTAGTAAGTCAACAGAGCTTTATAAGGAGTTTAGACTTTTTAACGCTCTGGCTAAGTCAACAGTGAGTGATACATCTGTAGCAGCAGCTATTTTAACTGAAGCTAAAAACGCAGCAAGACGATGTGACACTCGTCGCCTAAATAGTGAGAAATCTCTCTTGATAAGGGATATAAATCACAATCTTAAAGATGACAGCTTTTATCACAGAAGGGTGCCAGAATATAAGACTTATGCAACTATTCAAACTCTTTTGAACGAGTGGCGTCTTGCAGACATGTCAGATCTATCTAAGACAATTCAGTTTGAGTCAAAGGTTGTAGAGTGGCTTATTAAACAGGATAAAGTCACAGTAAATGTTGAAGATATGAAAAATCCAAATATTGACTCTCTTGTTGTCAAAATTATGTCTGAAAAAATAAATAAAAAATATGGTGGAAAGCTAGGAGACTTACAGAGACATTTGTTAAAGGAATATGTCTTTTCACTAACAGACGATAAAGATGATAGAATTAGGTCAGTGTTAAATGACATCAAGGATAACACTATTTTAGATCTAGACAGTCTGAAAAATTCAACAAGTAATAGCATTATTCTTGAGAAAATTGATCTGGTGAGATCTAAAATTTATAGTGAAAATCTTGAAAAAATAGATGATGATTCAATATCACGATTTTTAGTATTGATTAATTTAAGAAAAGAGATAGGAGATACATTAAATGAGTGATAGTTCAAAATTAAAACTTTTAACTGAGTGGACTCCTCTGTCTGTAAGCAAGAACAAGGTTAAGGAGTCTATGAGATCCAACGAAGGTCGTGTAGTTCTTAATGGAGTTTTACAGAAGTGTGATACTTTAAATCAGAACGGAAGAATATATCCGAGATCAATACTTGAAAGAGAGATAATAAATTATCAGAAATTTATCAGAGAGAGAAGGGCACTAGGTGAGTGTGATCATCCCGATAGTTCAGTTGTTGAGCTTAAAAATGTATCGCATCTTGTAACATCAGCTCGTGTAGAGGGTGATGATGTCATAGGCACTATTGAGATTCTTGACACACCTAACGGAAATATATTAAAAAATTTAATAGAGGCTGGAGTAACTCTTGGTATATCTTCTAGAGGAGTTGGATCCACAAGAAATGAGGGAGACTCTCAGATAGTTCAAGAAGATTTTCAACTAATATGTTTTGATATGGTTAGTGAGCCGTCAACACCTGGAGCATTTATGCTGAGAGAGGGTAAGATTTCTAAAGGTGACCTTGATAAGCATTTTACCTCAACAGACAAGATTGATAGAATTTTTAACGATATACTTAAGTGGTGAAATTTGCCAAGTCAGAAATTTACAAAATCTCATCTTAAGTCTCTTGTGAAAGAGTGTCTTTTAGAAATTTTACATGAAGGCGCAGGATCTAGCGGTTATGAATATCAAGATAATATGATTTCTGAAAGCCGCGCTGCAGGTCGACCTCGCCAAAGAAAGCACGCAGAGAGACCACCAGCAAGAAGACCTTCTCTAGACAGCGTAACCTGGCAATCAAAATCAGAAAAACAAGTAGAAAATCCTAACTTCTCAAATAGAGTTAAAACTCTAACAAATCAGATAACTTCTGATCCTGTTTTATCCGATATTTTCGCTGATACAGCAATGACAACTCTTCAAGAGCAGGTGGGAGCTGAAAGAATAGGTCCTTCTGGGATGTCTCTTCCAAGCTCCGCAGCAGGAGATACTGCTGCAAGGCTTGCTCATTCTTCAACACCTGAGGAGCTTTTCTCTGAGTCTGCGGGAAAGTGGGCAGCACTTGCATTTGGTGATTCACCAAAGGCAGATCATAGATAATAAAAATATCTTCAACAGTAGAAAATTTCCTCAGTTTAAAATAGTTAGTTATGACGAGGAGGTTTTCAATGAGCAAAAAGCTTACAGTCAGTCGTATTAGAGATATTATCCAAGAAGAGAAGAAGAAACTTAAACAAGCTAGCACAGCTGAGACTGTCAAAGATGCATGGTCGGGCGGAGATAATTTAGTCAATCAAATTGATTTTATTAAAAAGCTTGGAATAAAAGAGGCAAGACTTAGAAAAAGAGCGAGAGGAATAGCAAAGGCAAGAAGAATTTTAAAGAAGCAGATTGTTAAAGATATTTAGTAGTCTCTTTTTTTAAAACAGGAATACTTATAAACAACACTATTAGGAGAAATTATGGCAGAGCAACCGCAAACAATTGTAGAGACGAATCCCCCTTCTGAGAGTCCTTTGGGGTCTAGAAACGAGATAAACTTGCAGGCAATGTTTGGTGCATCTCCAATATACAGCGGCCAGCTCACAGACGATGAGAGAAAGTCTACGTTTCAAAAAGGTGACTATAGTGCTCTCGATGGAGTCGTAACAAGCGGGTTTGGATTAAATAGCTTTAATAGAGACTATTCAGAGAATGATCCTCCAAACTTAGAAGATGTTGAGACCGGCGGTGGTGGACTACCTGCAACACCATACGTTCCAAATCCCACATCTCCTGGGCCTGGTAGCACATTCGCCGGTGATCAAGCAGAGTTTACAGGTGAGATTCCAGAGAGCACTCCAGAGTTCGGCTCAGGATTGGGTGCGACCACTTCTCCAAGCGTAACAAGCGCAGAGATAGAAAAACAAACATTGGGCTCATACATCTCAGGAAGATCCTATGCTGGATCAGACGGTACGTAATAATTGACAAGACTTTATTATAACCCTGTTGCCGCAACCGGTGACCCCAGAAGGGGTATGGGCTATGGAAAGTCACAAAAAATTCCTAGCTTTGGAACAGGTCTTGGATCGATGACAGCTATGGGGTCATCAGACACGGGAATATATGTCGAGCCAGATGAGACCGGAGTAGATATTGACTTCGATGATGACTTTGGATTTGACGATGAGTCAGAGCTGGATGCTTTTGTTAATAGAATTAACGGAAGAACAATAGTTGCTGATCCTACATTTTGGCCTCGGGCTGATAGGTCTTCACTTGGTCAATCTGGGAATAGCTCTGCTGCTGCTGCACTTGCTTTAACAGAGATGCGGTTTTCATCATCTAAATCTAAGTCTGATGGATTTCCCACAGCTAGAAAGGGAATGGTTCCGTTTGGCAATAAAACTCTTTATCCCGGAGGATTCTCTGGTCCACCACTTGGGACAGGAACAGCAAATCAAGCATTTAGGACCACTGGCCCCTATAAAAGAACTGGCACACAATATGGGTCGTCAAGAGCACCCATGCCAATTGCAACTGATGAAGATAATGTTGAAACATTGGGTTTTCTTGATATTTTAAGTCTATCTCCAGAAGAGAGATCTATAATTCGACAAAAAATTAAGATTCTAAAAGTCTTAAATAGAATAGATGAGATTGATAAAGAAAGTGAATTTTAATTTTTTGCATAATAATTAACATTAAGAGGTCGAATAATGTCTAAGACAATATATGATGAAGCTATTGCTGATGCGAGAATGCTAAGAGAGACAGCGGAGCAGAATGCAAAAAATGCTATAATCGAAGCTGTGACACCTAGAATAAGAGAATTCATTGAAGAGCAGCTTATTGGGGAAGAAAAATCTACATCTAATCCAGATGACGATGTTTTTAATAGCGTTATATCTGACTCCTTCGCAAGATCTAAAAATGATCAATATGCTGATGACTCTGTAGTTCTTGACGAGACAGCTCTTGAGAAATTGCTTGAGGTTTTTGGATCTTCAAAGTTTTCTAAAAATGCAAGACCGGTGATAAGAGAGGCAATGATTGACTCTTTAGAGTCACTAAATGAGTCACAGAGATCAGATTTAGCAAAAGTAGCAAATAAACTTAAGGAAAATGTGGATCTTTTTGAAAATTCAGTAATAAATAATGATATAGATGTCAAACAGGAGAATTCTGGGATGTCAAGAAATAAAGATATTTTGTATGAAGTTGATCTCGACGCTTTGTCAGAGATGATCGGTGCTGAAGACATGGAAGAAGATGCTTCATTTTCAGAAGAGGAAATGTTTGAAGATGATCAAGATAACCTCAGAGAGACATTGAGGTCTTTAGGCCTCTTGCGAGAGGATGTTCTTGAGATAGATCTCGGAGACACAGAGCTTCCGGAAGATATAGTCGACGCACTTTCACGCGCAGCTATAACTGTTGAGCGTGAAGTTGAAGACGAAGAAGAGCTTGATCTAGATATCGACGTAGAAGAGGGAGATGTTGATGTTGATGTCTCTGCAGAGGAGGAGGTTGAACTTCCTGCTTTAGATGAGGTCATCGAGATAGATGAGAAAGTTTTGAAGTCAGAATTAAGAAGACTTCGAAGACAGATATCAGAGGCCAAGGAGCTTACTAAGCTCAAGGGCATCAAAAATGATATGGCTGCAAGCTGGGGCGGTAAGGGCAACAGCAAGGCAGGAGTTAAAGGTTCGTATGGCGGCACCGGTACAGGTAAGTCTGGTGTTGTCGGTTCATTCGGCGGAGGAAAGGCAAGTGGCGATCCGTTAAAGGTTACGCTTAACAAGCTCTCCGAGGCTGTGAAAAATGAGAGGCGGAAGAATCGAACTCTCAATAAAAAGCTCAAAGAATACAGAAGTGCAGTTGTAACACTTCGTGAGCAACTTACAGATTTAAATCTGTTTAACGCAAAATTGCTTTATGTCAATAAGCTCATGCAGAATAAGGACGTAACTGCTGGTCAAAAGAGATCAATAGTTGAGTCAATTGACGCTGCTAAGAGCCTTAGAGAGGTGAAGCTTCTTTATAAGAGTCTTACACGATCTGCTTCTGGCGGAAGTGGAAGACTTAATGAGTCCACGACAAGGCGAACTCTTGGATCATCCTCTAGAGCCACAGGGAGATCATCTTCCGGAAGGGCAACAGCAGAGGTTGATCGCTGGGCAGTTCTTGCTGGGATCAAAGAATAATTCAACTGCACATGTAATACATTAAAGGAGTAAACACATGGCTAAGTCATTTACACTAAATCAGCTTACAGAGGGAATCCGCGATCGAAACGTGGGTGCCGAAGGACGTAGGCTAGTTGAGAAGTGGACCAGAACTGGTCTTCTTCGCGGCCTTGGTGATCACAAGAGAGAGACTATGTCTCGCCTCCTTGAGAATCAGGCAGCACAGCTTCTTAGAGAGCAGAACAGTATCTCTACAGGGGCAGCAAGCGGAACATCGTCTGGTGACATCCGCGGCTTCACAAATATCGCATTCCCGATCGTTCGTCGGGTTTTCGGTGGTCTAATCTCCAACGAGCTTGTATCAATCCAGCCAATGAGCCTTCCATCCGGTCTGCTCTTCTATCTGGATTACACGTATGGAAGCAATGTTGGTGGCGACGCTAATACCACAACTGGAGCTGAGGGATCAGTGGCGTCTGAGCAGTATGCTCAAGGTCAATCAATCTACAACCTTCCAACAGGTAAGGGTGTAAGATCTGGGTCTCTCGCAATCGGCGGTCAGTATGACCTCGTTGGTGCTGGATACACAAAGGTTCACGCAACTGCTACTGGAACCTCATGGTCATTGTTAGCATCAGGCGCATATATGGGAAGTAAAACTCTACAGAGTGGACTCACAGCAATGTGTCACGCAACTGGTACCGACGGAAAACTTCTACAGTTTGATCCACAGGTTACCACTCTAATTGAGGATGATCCTGGCCGATCTAACACAGGTCGTTTCCAGTTTATGTTCTGGGATGTTACATCAATGCCTGCCAATATTGATCTCACAGCTGTGAGAGAGGTTGGCATCTTCACTCAGGGCAGCGGCGGAGGATTTGACCCTCTTGCAACTTCCTCTCCTGGTCTTAAGGAGCTTGGAGCTGGTGCAGGCGGAACTGCAGCTGAGATTCAGGGCGGTAAGGGACTTCTTAACGTTAGACGTCTCAACCAGCTTGGAACGTATGTGAGCGGCAAATTCACGCCGGACCCACTCGTAACAAGATCCACAACCAATGCAGCTCTTTTGACAGTTGTCTCTGGAACATATCCAATTGACATGGCTGGATCTGCTGGGTCTGCGTCAGAAAATAACGTCACTGGCTCTTACGTCGTTGGTGCAACGCTAAGCGTCGGTGGTGACGGTGATGTTCTTACGATTCCAACGTTTGAGTCAGACTTCTCAACAACACCTCAGATAGTCATCCCAGAGATCGACATCAAGATCGAGTCAATTGCTGTTACAGCTCAGACCCGTAAGCTCCGCGCTCGCTGGTCACCAGAGCTCGCTCAGGATTTGAATGCCTACCACAGCCTTGACGCTGAGGTTGAGCTCACTCAGATCCTCTCCGAGCAGATTGCTCTTGAGATTGATAGAGAGATCCTTGCTGATCTTCTCACTGAGGCCAAGGGAGCTAACTACTACTGGTCAAGAATGCCCGGTAAGTTCGTCAATAAGACGAATGGTACAGCTCAGAACAAGGCTTCTTCTCTAGCTGCTGGTCCCACCTTCACAGGTACGGTCCGTGAGTGGTATGAGACTCTCGTTGAGACAATCATCGACGTTGCAAATGAGATTCACAGAAAGACACTCCGTGGCTCTGCTAACTTCGTTGTAACCTCACCTGATGTCGCAACCATCTTCGAGGCCTCGGTGCTCTATAAGCCCAATTACAGCCTTGACGGGCAGGGACAGGTTGGTCAGCCGTTCTCACTCGGTGCAGCCCCAATCGGCTCTCTTAGCAACCGCTTCACAGTCTACAAGGATCCGTACTTCCCACGGAATAAGATCCTCGTCGGTTACAAGGGCGGAAGCTATCTCGAGACAGGTTACGTCTACGCTCCGTACGTTCCGTTGATCGTCACTCCAACCATCTTCGCTCCCGAAGACTTCACACCTCGCAAGGGCGTGATGACTCGATACGGCAAGAGAATGGTTCGTGCTGACTTCTACGGTACAGTTACGGTCATGGATCTTAACGTAATCTAACCCTTCGGGTTGTGATACAACTGGGGGCGGCCTTAATTGGTCGCCCCTTTTTGTTTGTGACGTCTATAAATGTAATTTTAGTGCCTATATATTGGTAGGCCCGGTTCACATAATCAGCCGACCCCGCCGGCGAATCGGAATCTTGCGGACAAAAGGAGAGAGATTATGCCAAAAGTAACAATTGATAATACAAGAGGTCTCGTTCAAGAAGCAGGAAACGGGCACCTACAAATTAACGCCGGTTATTCGGGAAAGCGCGCTGTCGTCGATCTTGACGCCGCCACGTACGCACCAACTGCAGCTCAAAGCGGGACAATATTCACTTTTGACGGAACAACATGCGCGGTTACGCTGCCGCAAGCGATAGTCGGATTGGAATATACATTCGTCTTTGCTGCCACTGCCGTCACCAACTCTATAACAACTCAGTCAGCTGATGGTTTTGCAGGAGCTTTGCTCACTACAACTGCTGCGCTTAACAGCACAAACTTATCAACCACAACGTCACTAATTGATTCTTGGGCTGCCACGACCGACACCCTGTCGTTTAATGGAACGACACAGGGGGGTCTCATAGGCACCAGAATTCATGTCGTCGCTGTAACTGCGTTAATGTGGCAGGTTTCTGGAATCAATATCGGATCTGGAACTCTGGTAACTGTAGCTTCTTAGACTAATATATTTAATTTAGGTTGCGACTAATATAAGGGGCACCTCTTAGAGGTGCCCTTTTTATTTTATCCTAATATTTAATAGTATACTATTTAGGCCACGGGGTAACTTTATCAAGTAAGCGTGATGGTGCATATTTATAGTGGAGAAGATGGATGGCAAGCAGCGTTAAATCAACTTATGCTCCAGAGGGCGGATCCAAAAATAAGAAAAGGGAAGAAACTAAAATGAGTGGAAAAAACCAAGAAAGTCTTTATGACGATGATTTCGATTTTGTCGAAGCTTATGACGAAGATCCAGTAGCAAGTGATGAGCGGATGCTGCCTGAAAACGATGCAGTTTCTGCAATTTCGTGCGCTTTCCTTGGCATTGGCGGCGGCGGCGTTATTGACCTAATCGCTGTCTCTGGTTCCGAGTGGCACGTATCAGGCCTCGTTCAAGGAAGTGGCTCAGTTGCAACCGCATTTAGTGGATAGTCTATAGGCCTTAAAAATTTATTGTCTTCTTTTGAGGACTAGAATTTGATATTAAAGCCGGTGTGATTTCACACCGGCTTTTCTATTTACATGTGTTTGTGATATTTATTATAATGATAGGTACTTTTAATGCCAAGCACGGTTAAAAGATCTTTTTTTTATACAGACGAAAAAGAAATAGGAGTTGATAAAGAGATGGCAGACGATTTTTATAAGGAAGCAGCTCAGGAGACTCTTAAGGCTGCTGTGAGAGAGAAGCTTGCATCGCAGCAACAACCTCAAAAGGAAGAGCAGCCTCAAGTGCAGCCACAACGTGACAGTGCTCCGGTGGCAGAGGTGAGTCAGCCTGCTCAGCCAGAGCCGCAGCTAGACCCACCGGTCGCTGATGATCATGAAGATGATTTTGATGATTTTGACTTTGTTGAGGCATATGACGACACTCCTGCTGCAGCTGATGCTCAAATGCTTCCAGACAATAGAGCAAGAAGCGCAATATCGTGTGCATTTATTGGCGTCGGCGGCGGTGGAGGAAAGATCGCCAAGGCTTTTCTAGACCTTGGATTTACAAAAACAGTTCTTATAAACACAACTGTTAAAGATCAGCCCGAGGGTGTGTCATCTGAGCACTTTCTACTGCTCCCAGGAGCTGATGGTGTAGGGAAGGATATAACTCTTGGAAAGAGGGTTCTCATAGACAATAGCGCTATGGTAGAGGACATGCTTAGAACTAGAGTGGGAAAAGTTGACTGGATATTTGTTCTAGCCGGCGGCGGTGGAGGAACAGGTAGTGCATGCAAGATTCTTAACGATACCCTGGTCCGTCACCTTAAGTCTGTAGGGGGAAATGGTGATGTTGTATATATTATCACGAAACCATCCTCACAGGAGCTTCTGAATCCCACCATATCAACAAATTTTGAGTCTCTACACGATGATGTCAGGCTTACTCCGCACATACTTCTAGACAACGAGAGACAGCTTCAGCTTCTTAGAGGGAAAGTAGGAATTTTAAATCTATACCCCACAGCAAATAAGAATTTTGCAAAGCTATTGTGGAATGTTTTAAAGCTAGCATCAGAAAATTCTCCAATTCAATCATTTGACTCTAAGGATCTTGAGAGATGTCTCTCAACCCCGGGAAGGATGGTCGTTGGAAGCACAATTGCTAGAGATGTGACAAAGCAAGATCTAGGGTCTATTCTGTATCAGGGGTGCATTAGGTCTTCGCCATGTCCAGCTCCTCCTGGAAGATCAAAAGCAGGAGTGATGCTTCTCATAGCCACCTCTGCAATGGCATCTGACCCATCAGTTAGTAAAAAGCTAGAGGCTTCGTTTTCATATCTTGGGGGAAGGACAGATACCCTTTTCACCGGCGTGTATGTGAAAGAGAGAATACCTGGTCTGATAGCGATAACTGTTATTGGTGGAATTTAATTTTTTTTTTTTAGTGAGCCACGAGCTAAAAAGACACAAATATAGTTAATATTGTAGAGTTGAAACTAGTAATTCGATAATCTAGTTTAAATCTGACATATTTCTTAATATTTATGATTAGCGCAACAGTGCTTTTCGTCAGGAGATTATTCGTGGCTACATTTTCACAAACCACAAATCCGACTCCGTATGGATTTTTTGATAATGAGTCAAATTTTCAGACAGAGGCGGATAATGTTGTCACTTTTGTCAAAAGAAAGCTAGGTGATGATGTTTTAAGTGTCGAGTTAACAAAAAAGCAGATCTGGGCATCTTTAGAAGAGTCAGCTTTAGAGTTTAGCTCAATACTAAACCAATATCAGGCAAAATCACAGCTATCTCAATTTTTGGGTCAGGCAACTACTGGATCTACGGGCGCAATGTCTGGGTCAGAGGGAATGTACCCAAGAGAGAATCTTGAGTATCTTACAAGATTTGCTGAGCCATATGCTGAAAACGCCGGAGTGGGTGGATCATATGATATGATGTCCGGGTCTATTCAGCTAAAACAAAATGTTCAGGACTACGACATCTATAGCACGCTTAAGGATTCAGGTGATAATCTTATATTTTCTTCAAGTTTAAATCCCCTTAGGACAAAATTGCAAATTAGTGAGGTTTTTCACTTTAATCCACAGGCAGCTTATAGGTTTTTTGATACAACATCTGCTATAAACTATCTCAATAATGAATTTTCATTTGAGTCATTTACGCCTGAGACCATATTCTATGTGCTTCCTGTCTTTGAGGATATTCTTAGAGCAGGACAGCTTGATATATCAAATAGAGTTAGAAGATCAAATTATTCTTATAAGGTGGTTGGGACAAACATAAGAATATATCCAAAGCCATCGCTTGATAATCCTCAAAAGCTCTTTATTAGAGTGAAATTCTTTTCAAACCCCCTTAGCCCATCATTCCGAGACGATACAATAAAGGGAGTGTCAAATTTATCAGACATTCCGTTTGGAAATCTTGAATATAATAATATTAATAGTATTGGAAGACAGTGGATAAGGCAGTATGCACTAGCAGTGTCAACAGAGTTGCTCGGAAGGATCAGATCAAAATTTGGGAATATACCGATACCTGGCTCAGACTTGACACTGAATGGGACGGATTTAGTGTCACAAGGGAGAGAAGATCAGACAAATTTAAAAACGCAGCTTAAGGAGATGCTAGAGACAATGACGTATGATAAGCTTATGGAGACAGCGGCAACACGCGCAGAGTTTATCAATAAACAGTTAAAATATGTTCCAATGCCTAACGGCCTAGCAATCTTTATGGGGTAGAGGATGTCAAGACTTTTTATAACGCCGAGAGAGATTAATTTTATAAACGACATAGCAAAAGAAATTGTTAAGGATGTCATTGGTCAAAAGATATATTATTTTCCAATATCAGAGACAAAATCAAAAATTCATGATGTATATGAGGAATCATCTCATAAGATATTTGATAATCCTATTGAGATAGATGCTCTGGTCAAATATGCTCCTCAGGAGATAAGGGCAAATACTTTTGGAAGTGAGGAATATTATACCATAGAGGCATATGTTCAGGAGAGAGATATGCTTGATAAGGGAATTCAAATTCTTGAGGGAGATTTTTTTAGCTATGGGTCTGTATTTTTTGAGGTCATAACTGCACCTGACTCTAATACAATATATGGGGAAGTTGAGCACAAGGGATTTATGACAATAACAGGAAAACAGGCCCGTGTCGGACAGTTTAAATCTCACACGTTTGGACCAACAGATGAGTCATATAGTGATAAGGATGCAGTTGAAAATACATTTGTTCAACAGAGAGGGTTCAAGAGAAATATTCAGGGAGAGACTGGAGATGTTAGAGCACTTCAACAAAATGGAGTGCTTACAAAGCCTATTACGGGACCAGACCAGGTGTCAGCAAAGGGAGATTCGCAAAACGTAGGGTCTGCATTCTACGGAGATGACACGTAATGACTAGAAAAATAGACTCAGGACATGAAGGAGTTGTTCCAGATGATTTTTCAATTCCGCCAGCCGGAATTGAGCAGATGGATAGAGCTCTTTTTGAGCTATTTGATAAAAGGCTTGCTTTTCAAGTTAAAATAAAAGAGCAGTCAACTAATGTTCCAGTTGTGTTTTCAACAGGTGAAAGATTTGCGCTTACAAGAAGAAAGTCACCAATTAGAGATAGAAACAATGCACTAATACTTCCGATAATATCAATACACAGAAAAAATATAGATACATCTCCGTCCCAGGCTGGCTTCGGCACACCCATATCGTTTAGAAATCAACAAAGCTATGTTATAAGAAAACGCCTTGACAAGAGAGATAGAAATTACCAGAAGATAGTCAACAAACTTGGTTTAAAAAATCAGTATGACGCCGCTTCAAGAGCAAATTTTGCCAGAAGTGATAATTTTCCTGGTAATGTTGCCATACCAGGAAGAATAGCCTCTAGAAGAAATGGAATGAATCTATCTCTATTGGATGATCCCACTGGAACTTTTTTACGAGATGACATTGGAGATAACATATTTGAGATAATTACTTTGCCGTATCCTAAGTTTTTAACAGCTACATATGAGGTTACATTCTGGACTCAATACATGACACAGATGAATCAGATAGTTGAGACAATGATGGCTCAGTATGATGGTCAAAATTATGGATTTGAGATAGAGTCAAAGTCTGGCTACAAATATGTCGCTTATATAGGATCACCCTTTACCAATGCTGATAATTTCACTGATTTCTCAAGCGAAGAGAGAATAATAAAATATACGTTTAATATAGAGGTGCCAGGATTTTTACTAGGGACAAATAATCCAGGCATGCCATCACCAACAAGAAAATTTTATTCAGCTCCCCAAGTAGAGTTTGGATACATTCAGTCAAGTACACAAGTTGTTAAAAAAGACCAGTCACCTGATGGTGACGGTGATGTTAATAATTTTATTCTATCTGATGTTCAGGATTTAGATATAAACGGAGAGACGAAGGGAATGAGAGGTCAGGGTAGTGAAAGATTAGTTGACACTGTTGTAGATCCTTTTACAGGGGAGAAGATTACTCGTCTTGTTAGAGTGATAACGAGAGATCAAAGATCTGGAGAGACTGTTGCAAGCTCAAGAGTAACCGTTAATTTAGAGACCACTTTAGATACTGTCACTGATTAATAGTGATTTGGGATATTTGGGTAATTAAGCGATAGTTATAACTGTAGAAAGTCGTAACAGGAGATTCATTAAATGGCCGAACAGACATTTAAATCGCCCGGTTTTTTTGAGAATGAAATCGATCTCTCGCAAAGAGAGTCAGAAATTATCGGAGTACCAGCGGGTGTTGTTGGAACATCTGAGATGGGCCCAGCCTTTGTACCCGTAACGGTTGGATCATTTGCTGATTTCGAGAGAAGATTTGGGACGCTAGATTCAAAATATTTTGGTCCCTACGCGGTTCGAGAATTTTTTAAACACCAGACAGCCTTGACATATGTCAGGGTTTTGGGCGCAGGAGCAAACGAGACTGCAACAGATATATCTAACACAAGGGCCGGCGGAATTGTCAAGTCAGCTGGTTTTAGGGTGATAGGAACACAGGCAAGAACATACCCGAGCTCTTTTGGAAGATTTCAAGGATGCGTTCAGTTTATAGGCGCGAGACACATAGTGTCGTCATCCCAAGAGACTGTTGGGTATCCGATATTTAGAGACAATAGAAGCTATGATCTCAAAGCAAGTGATGATCACGTCTATCTTGTCAGGGGAATGCTGTTTACATCTACTGGCTCTAGATTTGAGATATTAGATTACGCTACAGCTAGCTACGCAACAACATCTTCTATTCAGACAGATCTCGCGACGCCAAGTAATGATGGTCTTTTTAAGCTTGTTCTTTCATCAACAGCTGGATCGGGCTTCTCGACAGGTGACGGTTTCCCTGGTATCAAAATATACACAGCATCTCTTAACCCTGTTGCAGATGAGTATATAGGGAATGTCCTTAATACAGATCCTGAGATGTTTGAAGCTGAGCAACACCTTCTCTACGCAGATTTCCCAGTTGAGGATGAGCTAGCATCAGTAGATACGGGCAAGACTGGGGTCATGTCGTCACCCTCAATAGCGTTGATGTCTGGGTCTACAAAGTCATCACAGTCTGCCGGTATATCTGGAGTATCATTCCTGAATGCGTTCGGAAGATTTGACACGAGATATGGCGCAGCAAGAACATCAGCGTTTATCTCTCAGCCGTACGGAAGAAAAGAGTTTCCACTATTTCACTTTGAGTGCATATCTGATGGTGCTGTTGCAAATCAAAAGT